AACATCCTCTCTAATATACATCCAGCGACTATCGTGAATCTCATTTATCATCTTTATGCGATCACTTTTAGTTAAGGCCATGTTTAGAAGCCCTGCCGAAGCCAAGCCCTGCAAATCTGATGCTGTCCCTTGCATCGGGAAATTCTTAGGCTGTGTAAAACTAAAACTCTCACTAATATTCCCGTGATAACTCCTCCCTGAATTAAGGAAGTGATACTTTTTCCCTGTCGGACTAGTGTAATACCCCACTTTACGTCTTTGTTGTTCATTGTAGACTATATTACCAGATTTGTCAAATATCGGTAATAATTCAAAGCCTTGACTTATTCTAGCGCCATCTTTACCGCGTTTCTGACTAGTAGGTATATTCTTGCCTAAGCTGAATTCTACTCGTAGCCCCTCTCTCACACTATCCCCAAAGTTAGCAGCCTCTGAGTATGTTTCCTTTTCTTTCTCGAATATCTTCTCAACAATACTAATATCTAGCCCCGTGCTCTCGGCTACTTTCTTAGGCATGGCTCCATAGGCCATTTGATATGAGACAGTCTTAGCATATGTACGTTGCTTATTCCAGTACTCATCACCATCTATTTTACACAGCTTATAAAGCTCATCGTATGTCTTGTCTTCGTTGTAGTATCCAAGCCGTACAACATGCAAGTCTGTGCCATCTAGTAGATGTTTAGTTAATAACTCGTCCCCGGACAACATGGCCAACACCCATATTTCTAGTTGGGCGAAGTCTATTTGTACACATTTCCACCCCGGAGGGGCTATAAACAAGCTATGCAAATCCTTGCCAAACTGATTACGCTTACTAACGTTCTGCAAGTTAGGGTTGGAGCTGCTTAATCGCCCTGTAGCTGTCAAGGTGTTGTTAAAGTTTGGGTGTAATGTGCCAGACACACTTCTTTCAATAAACGCTTGGCAATAGGTCTTTGCAGCCTTCTTATACATCATAGCTTGTTTTTGATACTCGCAGTACTGTTTAAGCTTAGGGTTTTTCGTTTTATGTGCAATCTTTTGCATTGTGCCGTCATCAGTACAGTACAAACCAAGCTTTTTAGATGCACTAGATATGCTTGAAGGAACTCTAAACCCTGGTATGTGTACAAACTTTTCAACGTTTTTGTATTTATCCTTACCGTTTTTGTATTGTCCAATGCACTCTCTCTCTATAACTTTAATGTCTCCACCAAACAACACGGCACTCTTGTGGTCTGGGCTATTGATGTTAAATTCAGGTAGTCTTGGGTCAGTCCAAAACTCTTTCACCAAATCCTGCGCTTGCTCTAAATACTCTAAATGCTTTAGATTAAACTCTTGTAATGTCTTCTCGCATTTCTTAATGTCAACTTGTATACCAGTAACTTCCATATTTATCAGAGCTAGCAGATAGTCATTGTATAGCTCGATAATGGGCGTCATGCCTTCTTTTTCTGCCCTCACTTTCTGTAGCTCGTAAATCTTACGTGGCGTAGAGCCGTCAGTGTAGCAGTAATGCTCATATAAGGCAAATAGACGCTTACATCTATCTCTAGCACCAACTATCTTATCAGCACCAATGCCTTTCTTGTACAAAGCACTAATACGACTAGGCTTCTCCACCTCACTAAGATACTTTAGTTGTAGCTCAGCAAGAGAACTAAAAGCATGTTGTTGACCTGTCAGTAGGTATTCTGCCACTTGCGTATCCCATATCTTCCCACCACCCAACAGAAACTCACGTAATTGCTCATCATGCCATATATAAGACAAATCAAAGCCTATGTTATGACCTATAATTAAATCAACACCGTCAAGTACACCATCTTTCAGCTTCCGTTTGAACCCTTGCTTACTATGCAACACTTCAACATCATCAGTAGTGTACCCAATGATTTGTGTGTATATATCATTCTCCGGCTCACGAAAGGTCGGACCGTGTATAGATTTAGAAATACTTGACTCAAAGTCTATTACAATCGCTTTCATAGTAACTCTTTATAAAGTGAAAACTGTTCGTTGATTGTACATGTTACACTAACATGACTCCCACGTTTCTTTTTGGTAGTGTTTATATATCTAACCCCGGGCATATCATCATCCATTCCGATCATAATTAAAGAGTATGCTGCGCCCTGCTTACCACTTTTGCTGTTTGCCAAGTCTTTATCTTTCAAATGCTTACGATGTTTAAACTCACCAGTGTCCCTATCTTGATAGCTCGTATTACCCGTCTGACTAGTCCCAATAATCGGGTAGCCGTCATTAGCTATGCCTCGTATGTCTTGATAGAGTTTGGTTAAATCAACAATAGCATCACTAGCGGATAACTTATCCAACATGTCGATGATAACGACACACGGCTTATACATGTCGATTTTCTTGCGTATTTTAAACATGTCAGCACTACTTCGTATCTGCATACCTATAAACAGATCTGGATTGTAAGTTTTTGCATAGTGTTTGTTAATCTTTTCCCATTGCTCTATTATCTGTTCAAAGCCGCCATGCACTTTGTCCTTATATAAATTAGACAGGAACCGGCCTGCTAAGTCCTCTTTAGTGTCCTCCGAGGTGAGGTATAGTATTGGTCTATCTATTTTGGCTTTGTGTATGTGGTGGAAGATGTGCACCGCTTGTGAGATGCAAAATGCACTTTTACCAGCATTACTATCAGCAGCCACGACAATAAACTGACCAGCCATATGACTGCCAAGCCCAGACTGGAGGCTTGGTAAGAACCAAGGCAAACCATTGCTAGAGTCCAATACAGATAAATCAAGAGTATCGATTTTAAAGATATCATTGTCTTCTTTGGTAACATATTGAGCCTTCTTATCGTCAAGTTCTTTCAAAATTATATCAATTTTAAGCTGGTCAAACCCACTCTCTATCACTTGCTCTATAGCCTGCGTGGCTTGACGCTCTAATAGATTGATATATACATTACTATGTATCGTTGTATTCTGGATTAGCGGGAACACTGTTTCACGGTAGTATTGTAAATCTTCGCCAATCTCATCTTTTCTATGCCAAATCGATGAGAAATCAGAGTAAAATGTATTAAAATCAATTTCTTTATGATCTTCATACTTATCATAATATTTCTTGTAATCGTCCAATAAGGTTTTAGTTATTGGTATCAGCCGTTTAATATCCAAGCATCCGTAAAATTGATCATAATTATAGCGATTAGTCATACTTTTAAGTAATGCAGCTTCTAGTTCTATATTTTCTTTTGTTTTATCTGTCATCTGCTACCTCTTCGCTTGTTGTCTACGCTCTTCACGATGTAAAATCGACTCTATTTTATCCACCTCTGCGAATATCTTACTTAACATTCTTAGAGCGGTTAGGAAGATGTATATAAAGCCAGAAAGTATTACTATTAAAATCACTAGTAGTAGTTCAATCATAATCACTCTCTAGTAGTAATAAATCATCATCTAAGCCATGCTCGAATTCCATGTTTAAGTATATCTTATCAACTTCTCTCTGCAAGAATCTAACGCCTTGTGTGCTTTTTGTAGCTTTATCAGCAATACTCTCAATTTCCGTGTTACTAAGCTCAACATTAAATATACCAAGCTGTGCTAAATCTCTGTATTTCTGAGCTAATACACGATCTCGTAAAATATCCTCAAAGTGTGCTTTTGTGAATACATCAAGCTCTATAATACTGTTAATGCGGCCAACAATCTCAGGGATTAAGCCACTTCGTAACACCTGCTCTTCAAGATTCTTCTCTTTTTCTATCGTCTTATTGTTGTGATGAAACCCAATACCGGCTGCTTCGGCAGCTTTATGTTTCGTAATGTCGTCAAATGCTCCGGCAAATACATAACTAACCCCAGAATATTCATCTTTATTATCGAACATAGTTAGAAAGCTGCTTTGCACATGCTTATTCCAATTGCCACTACTACCAAAATTAGTCCCCAGCTTGTCTATCTCGTCAACGAAGATGACTGTCTGCTCTATCGCATACTCAAGATATGGGAACTCCTCTGGGTATGCTGTACACATTGCCGTAGCTTTGTCATTAATCATCTTTTTAAGTTTGTCTGGCTTAATCCCTCCATCGGCCCCAGTAGGGTTTAAATGGGTGGCATCAATTTTAATTAGAGGGAACATACAAATCTTCTGTAAGCTCTCTATTAAATGTGTTTTTCCTGTCCCACTTCTAGCGATCAGTAGCACTTTTAAAGGAGAGACTAAAAACTCAGAGTCCATCCCTTGTATGTACTTCTGGCTAGTCCTCAATTTAGCTCTATTAAGCATAACAATAAGAGCTTTCTTTGCTTCTTCATGCCCCGTGACGTATTCATCAAGGGCGGCTAGTAACATTTTATTGCTTTGCCGGTGTCGCATAAGTTGCTCCTATTACTTCGTTTAATTCGCTTGGGCTGTAGCACTTGAAAGATTATATATGCTTCCAAGTAAGCCTCTTAATTACATGCCTGATAGTTCCAGACGACACATCAAATATTAATGCCAATTGACTATAAGTAAACCCATCTATAGCCCTTATTACTTGTACATCCCTACTATCTAATTTTGCTGATTTATACATACTACCTACCGCGCATCTACCTTTACGAACCTTATCATCCATATTATCCTGCGGACTACCTAAAAATAAATGATCTGGATTAACACAATCTGGCACATCACATCTATGACAAACATACAACCTTCGATCGTAGTCACCATTGGCTAGGATATATAGGAGTTGATGCGCTCTTGTACATTTATTTCCCACCCCAAGTTTTGTTCTATCTACGCGCCCATAGCCTTTTGTAGTTTTAGAACCAATCCAATGCCAACATCCTGTATTACCATCAACCATAATACGTTTATTTAGAAATAGTCGAGTTGCTATATCCATTCACTTTGCCCCCCCGTTAATTATATCCTCTATCTCAGATGGAGAAAATGCTTTTGGGTCACAGTCTGTCACTACAAGTTTAATCCGTTTCGCCTCTTGTTGCCCAAATCCATACCTTCTATTATTTGATTGTAGTATACTATTTAAATTATTGCAAATTTTATTTGCAGCTATTTGCCCTGAATTAGTTTTTTTTGTGTGGTCATTGTCTAGCCACACTAGAATATTATCATATTGCTTGAACCAAAGCTTCAAGTATTCGTAGCTCACTTTAGTACCCCAAAGGCTTACACTGTCCACGTGCTCAGCACAGCGTATAGCACTTATAAAATCCTCAACAATCACTAGTGTTCTTGATTCTTGAATTGAGAATAGGGCAGGAACCTTCGAACCTGAAGATATAATAAGCCTTGGCTCTGTGTTCCAGCGTGTCTGATAGCACACAAGTTCACCATCTTTAAAGTACGGGAGTATTAACCCTCCGTTCTTCGTTTCAGCTATTCGGAATTTCCGAATTAGTGCTGCATCTACATAATATTTAGCCAGCCACTTCAAATTAACTAGTGAAAACTTAGCTGGATCTGTAATACACTCAGGAAATTCCGTCCGTATTGGATTATGAAGACGACTATTCTGGAAGGTGAAACTGTGGTCATATGACTTAGTGTACCCACACGAAAAACAATGAACTCCGTTCTCGTATGTGCAGAACGGCTTGCCTTTGTGTTGATCAGAGCAATTAGGACATTCTTTTGAGCTACTAAGATATGTCATAGCCAGTCCCCTTCATCAATGTAGTCTGCATCTGTATTATATACTATAGAGCTTGCATATTTATCTGGGTTATTAATAATGTAATCTAATGTATTAGCAGGGAGTAGGCATTCTGCTTGATGTTGTAAATACAAATCACTTGCAAAGTACGCTATAGCGCTCTCACGGTCTTCTTTGCATCCGTACTGCCTGTCATACACTGCAGACAAGATAATAGCGTAGCGGAGCTTTATGTCGCCTATAAGAGGTTCTACCTCATAGTCTGCCTTATCTTGTAAGTATTTACACAGCACTTTATAAATACTCTCTAATTGATTCTTAAATTTAGCTTTAGCTGGGGTGTGCATAGTTATCTCCATCAATCACTTAATTACACTATAGCACATAAACAGGGATAATTACAAGAAAATAAAAAAAATTAAAATTTCATGTAATCAGTGGAATTTGTCAAGTAAAAACAGAAAATATATTCATATATTAAACAGAGACTTAAAAAATATTTTCAAAAACCACCTTGACAAAAAATTTAATTAGGCTATACTATTCTTTAATTAAGTGTTCCTAGTAAATCTCTTATAACATATCTTAAATATGCTTTTAAGCCACCCTTTAGGGGGTGGCATGAATAGGAATGTATGACAATAGTCGCTGTAAGCGGAAGTCGTCATGTATATAATAGATACTCTTATACATAGTTTAAATAATTAAATATAATACTTGTAATTTATATAAACATAGGATATAATATAAGCATGAACAGAGAGTATGAGATACATTGTTATCATAATAATATAGATACTGTTGCAGACACTGCTTTTAGTGCTGGCAAAGATACCTGTGGTTTAATTATGAGTGGTAAGGAAAAAGATTGGGTGCATGTAGTGTATGGCTACGGCAAGCATAGTGATGCCGTTAGAGTGTATGCTGCACTTAAAGCGAGTAATATACACATAATATATACGGTGGGTGTATGAACGAAGAATTAAAGTTAGGGCAAGAAGTGTCGTTAAGTGCTAAGGTGGTGAGTATAACACATAGTAAAGGCACAGTGCGTTATGGTGTTGTGTTAGCTGACGGCACATTGGTCCAAGCGAGACAAGAGGAGGATTTAAATAATGCCACAAAATTATCAATTTAGTACGAGAGGTAAGATATTTTTAATAGTTAACGAAGGAATTGCTTTAAGCCCTTATTTAGATTCTGTTGGTGTTAAGACATTAGCTATAGGTGCTACAGTGTCGGAAATTCCTAATATAGCTGATATGCCGTGGAGCCACACAGTAACGATGAAGGAAGCTTTAGACCTGCTAGACATCGGGCTTAAGAAATATGTTAATGCTATTAATTCTGTATTAGATGTACCAATTACACAATATCAATTTGACAGTTTAGTTAGTCTATGTTATAATATAGGAACTGGAAGAGTGGGAAAGAGGGAAGGAGGGCTTGCTGGCTCCACTGCTATTAAAAGAATAAACGCAGGGGAGTCTCCAGAGAGTGTTGCACAAGCAATTCTAATGTGGAACAAACCGCCAGAGATTATGTCACGAAGAGCTAGAGAAGCTAAGTTATATAGAAGTGGTATATACGGGGACACAAAAGCACAACTATTCCCTGTTGACCCTAAGTCACATAAGCCTAGGTATAGGGGCAGTAAGATTATAGATGTTGCAGAGCTTTTGCAGCAATAAAGGACATCGGCTATGTTAGCCTTTGTAAAGGGTAGTTTATTAGTGTACAGCTTAACCCCTGCTATAAAGGGTTCGCTGGAGTTCGGATCAGCGTAATGGTCACCCGACTGTAGCCCAATACTTAGGGTAGTGATGGCAACACTTAAAAATGCCATTAATTCTAATTTAGGAGAATAGCATGGCTGTTAAGAAAATGAACAGAAACAAAAGGTCTCCAAACGGTAAGGCATATTTAGCTGAAGGACGTGCCTTGAAGAATAAGAAAACTAAAATAGCTAAACACCAAAAGGAGCATCCGAATGACACGCAGCAAATTGGAACTACCCCGGACTATACAAGCACAAAGTCCACCGGCTACTTATTCGGAGCAATTCCAAAAAGACTTTCGAACACTAGTGGGCGCAATGTAAACGGAGCAAATAGCTCTAACACTAAAAATAAGTGAACAGGAAGTTCGAAGGATAAAGAGAATAATAGGAATTAGCTAGGATGAAATGCCTAGTGAATCACCAGTGAAGCCTATGTCTAAATATTAATTTAGTTAAGCTGAAATAATCTGGCGGGCAACCCACAGAGCCCGTATGAAGCCTTGATCAAGCTAGTGGAGCGGAATTAGAAAAGCAACAAGTGTAGGGTGCACCGCTAAAATAATAAAGCACCAACTAAAAAGCCCAGCGATTGACTGGGCTTCTTTTTGTCTAAAATTTAAGTAATCAGCGTGGGAGCATTGTTGTCAGTTGATTCGGAGTTACAAACCCTGTAGGAATACCATTCCCGCCTATTGTATATACACTATTAGCTGTAGCTGAGCCTAACGGTGCATTGCCTGATCCAGGGTCTCTTTCATACAAATAGAATCCCCCGTTAGCTAATGGTCCTATTCTAACGTTAGTTGATGCTGTCGTAGTTAGGTCTAAGATACTCACTCCACTTTGATACTTAGTAGGTACATTAATATCACTGGGATGTGGCATAAACTGCCCTAAGTTAATTAGATTATATTGCATAGTAGCCAGTCCTACAGCTGTCAAGACACCAAGCTGTGTAACTCCTAAATCATCATACCATCCATTACCGGGTGGAACGATGGTACAGAACACGCTAGGGTCACCCTCAGCAGTACAATCTAATCTATACCAGATGGCTGGGTATTCGTAATCAAGTACAACAAGTCCGGAAGTGTTGCTAGTGTACACAATACGTATGTATTGATTGCCACTTGTAGCCCCATCAAAGCTCGTAGGCTGTGCTGTCGTTGCCGTAGCGTCGAGTCCACCATTATAAGACCCTAATATTAAACTAGAACAGTGGTCTGCGGCCGCAGTTGCCCTCGTAGAGCCAAAAGATGACCCAGCAAAACTATCTATACGATAGTAATAGTTTGGACTCCAATCCTCATCTGTACCGGGATCTGTATTGCTAGTCCATGAGCTAGGCGCTAGTATAGACAGTGCTGGGTCTGTTAAATGCACCACCATCTGCCGTGTTCCGTCTAATAGCCCTGTGATACTTTTAACAGCATTAAGAGCACCATCTACAGGTGGGGATTTACCGTATTGGTCTTTGGTACCATCTAGTAAACTATCTGCATCATACCACCCATCTCTCTCTGTATTGTCCCCGGAGGTTAAGTCGCCAGACCCACCGCTGTTAGTGATGCCATCAACTCCAGAGCCAGCAACAGCTTCCCCAGCCTTCTGCCCAATCTCTCCAGCAACATCTCCACTAGTATCGACAATACCTGTTGTTGACGATGTTTTATTACTAGATGTTGATGAGGTGGTGTAGTCACTATAAGCAATTCCTCTTGACCCGGGAATCTCTCCATTGGACAATTGCTCTATTTTATTTGTATTCTGACGTATTAAATCCAACAATTCTTGGTATTTACTAATACGTCGAATATCATCACCTAAACTAGACATTTTAACACCTCGAAAATAAAAACAGCCTCCATAAACGCTCTATGTGAAGAGATTTTATAGTAGGTAATGCAACGATGAGGACTACGCCATAAAGTTGCTCAAAACGCTTTAAATTAGCTTACACAGAATATCACCCATATGACTGGTATTCTTTGTTATCTTTAGGGATGTTTACGTTATAACCAACGCTTTTAGACACAGTTTTATTGCCTGTGAGTGCTACTGGGATTGCCGGAGCATCAACAATGAAACTTTCTTGATATGTTGTCCGGACGTAATTAGCCCCAATGCCGGGAGTGTTGACTAAGTTCCATGTATTCCCTACATATCCGTTCCACGTAGACGCAGACGATACCGATGGGTCTTCTCCAAGATGCGTTCCTAGCTGTATTCCAAATGAACCAGCAGAATAGGATTCTGAAGGCTGTGTTGGAACTGTTAGAGCTGTGTCTGAAACGGTACTGTCCCCACGATACTGTAACAGGGTGATGTCTGTATAAGCCTCTCCACCCTTAGCATCTGTGCTATCACTAATCCCAAGGATATGTGTTATAGCTGAACATTTACCTTTACCCCTCACCCATTTACCTGTAAGCGCCACTGTATGTGATAAGTTGATTGTAGGTGTTAACGGCCGTTGGAAATTAATCTTATTACGTCTATGTGACTTAAGAATCTGAGTTTGTGCTTTATGCAGCGCGCATACATACATAGTGTTAAACGAGGCTCTGTCAGAATCCCCGTTAATGCTAGTTGCCCCACCTTGCAATGGGTTATATGCTGTAACATTAGTCCACTCAGGATAGGCATCAACACCATTGTAGGCATAGTTTTGTGCTGTGGATACAGTGCCATAACGACTAACACTATCAGGAGCTGTTACAGACACCGTGTAACTTTCTTTAATATTTTGATTATAGCGTTTATACGTGTAGAACTGAGAATATAAAGTGTACCTCTTAGTATTATCTGCTACAGTGGTGGTTACAGACCTGTACAGAGTATTACCGCTAGAATCTGTTTCAGGGTTCCCATTAGAATCTAAGATGGGCACTGTTAAAGTTCCTGTCTCTACGGTGCTCCACGCAAGCCATGCCCCGGAGCAGTAATAGAATCCACTCTTGAATTGACTACCAAAATACATAGTGCTTTCATCTACCATCCATCCAGAACTTTGGGCTGCACTTAGAATCATTTGACGTGATGGTATTGTAGGTCTATCAAATAAGAATGGGCATATATTACCAGTACCAGCTGTAATATCAGAGGGGCAGTACGGATGCCTCCATGTGTATGTACACTGCGCTTGATGGTGTCTAACATAGCCGTAATCAATTGTTAAATCAACAGTGTTAATCAACTGCCCTGCACTGTCCATGATTAGCTGAGGATCTCTGCGATAGACGTTAGACGACCCGTAACTGAAGTCAGGAGTTGCTTTAGCTGTCCAGCTAGTGATTGAATAATTATTAGCTCCATCAAAATCTAAGCTTGCTGGTATTGTAGTCATGCGCTGTGTTAGGCGGTCTACAGCATTAATATTAGTACCTAAGACACTTTCTGAGTAGTAGCCAACATAAGGCTCTATAGCTGCTAGATTTGCAAGCAATATACGTCTGTCAGCTACACAATTCAATGTAAGCTTCTCTTCGATGACATTTATAACTGGGACATCAACAACACCTGTAAATAATAAATATACAACTCCGGCTTGACGTACACTAATTGTAACATCTTGTCCTTGATACTCGTATAAGTTATAAACATCTGGCTGTAGAATGATTGTGAAAGAGGCTGTTGTGTTATTCCCCTCCCCCATGCTAATCGTTATACTGCCTGTCAAATCACGTGCAAGTACATTATTGTACCCAATTGTTATAATA